CCGGCTTGCGGCATGGGCGAGGGTTCGATCGGGGCGATAATCGGCGACTGCAACGCGCCCACGCCACCCGCAAGCGTCTGGCGGATCATTTCCTCCCGACGCTGAATGCTCTTGAGCGCTTCGTCGATGCGCGCGAGTGCGTCGGGCTGGTTCGCCGTGAGACCTTCCAGCCCAAGCGCTCTCTTGGCGGTGCGGAGCATCTCGTTCGACAGGCGCTCGCCAGTGAGCGTCTTCGCGTACTGGAAGGCGAGGATGTTCGACAGCATTTCGATCGCGGGGATGTTCTTGTCGAAATTCTCCAAGAGCCCGCGATCCATGGCGTTCTGCTCGATGGTGCGCATGATATTGTCGACCTCGCCCCCGGCCCACGCGCCGAGCTCGCGCCCCGTCTGAATGAGGTTCTGCGCGGTTCCGCGGAGCGCGCCGACGACGCCCTGCGACGCCGGCGACTGAGCAATGAGCTCGCGCAGGCGCAGGGCCGTGTCCTTGGTCTGCCCCAAAGCGAGCAGCTCCCGCTGCATTTGGCTGAGAATCGGCGGGGTGAGGCCGACGTCAGACGCTGTACCCTGCGGCTTCGGAACGTCAAAGATCTGCACGTCCGCCGGCAGGTCGGCTCCCGTCTGTGCGTGGCGCCATCTGCCGTCCGGCCCTTGCACAGCCGGCACGCGCGTGGTGCCATCGGGCATGACCGCGATCGCGTTGGTGTATTTCGGCGCCTTGTCCGGCGCGATGTATGGCTCCGCACCGAGAGCCTCGAGGCGCGTTGCGTTGACCGGCCTGCCGTCGCGGACAATCTGCTCGATCGGCGTGCTGCCAAAGACAATCGCCTGCTGCTGCTCAACCGGCATTTGTCCGTACACCTGCGCCTTCATCTCGTCCAACGTCGCGGGCTTGGCCGGCCCGGCAACCGGCTCGTCCCGCCCCGGGATGATGTACGACTTGCCTTGGTCGAGCTCGACCACGCCGACTTGCTGCGGCGGCAGTCCGAACAGGTCCGCGATGCCCGGAGGAACGAAACGTGTCTGCCCCGTACCAACCGGCGCCAGCAGCGTTCGCTCCGTCTCGCCCCGCTGCTGAAGGCGGGTCTGTTCGAGCGCTCGCGCATTGTCGGCCGCGTTGTTCGCGCGAAGCGTCGCGTTGCTCTGGTCGACGGAGTAGAAGCTCTGGTTCGGATTGAAGCGGCCGACCGCAATGCCGTAGCGGTCGATCGTCGAGCGATCCGTATTCGGGTCGGTGACGACCTTGAACATCTCGGCGAGCTGCGCCGCCTCCTGCTCCTTGGCGCGAGCAGCCGCCCAGCCCGCCGCGTCCGCGCCGCTCGGCGGGGCGAACAGCTGCGAGAGGCTGGCGACGGCCGCGCCGATGGCGGGGTTGTTGTAGTAGCCGTTGCGCCGGACAGCCATTGGCGGACCTCAATACAGCGAGAACGGATTGAGCGCGCCGCCCCCGGTTCTGGAAGCCGTCGAGCCCGTCGAGGTGATAGGCGAATAGGTGCCGCGGCTGAGTCCCGCCTTCACGCCGAGCGAGCCCGCCGCGCCGAGAAGGTCGGCGAGCAGTTTCGTACCGCCCGCCGAACTGTTGGCTGCCTCCAGCGCCGAGCCTGCGAGCTCGGCCGAGGCGCGCTTGAAGCCGCCAATCGTGCCGAGCTGCGCGGCGTCACGGGCCTGGAGCCGGCCGATCCCGCCGAGCAGGTCGCCGAACGAGCGCATGTTCGCCAGGGCGTTCGCCTGCTCCTCGCCGAACCGCTGCGCCGCTGCCTTTTGCCGGGCGCCCTCGTTGACCACGACGTTCGAGGCCGACTGCGGCATGGCGTCGGAGGGGCCGGCTTCGGTCGTGCGGAAGAAGTCAGCCAGCTGCGACGCCTTTTCGGCCTGCTGATCACCGAAATTCTGGTAGCGGTCCTGGCTCCCCGTGTTGAGGGCGTCCATCTCCGCGTCGTAGCCCTTCTGGCGCTCGCGCTCGGCCGCCATGATGGCGGCGCGGCTCTTGTCGATCTGGCTGTTGGCGAACGTGTTCGCCGCGATGGAGCCGGCGGTCAGGACGATGCCGCCGATGGTAAGAGGATCACACATGGCCGCCTCACGTGTTCTTGACGGCGCCCTTGACGCCGAACAGTCCGGTCGAGTAGGGCGGCTTGTAGGCGCCTCCGCTCAACGCTGCGGTACGCTCCTGCGCGGCTTGCGTCCCAAGGCCGGACATGAACTCCGTAAAGAAGTGCTCGAGCGGGCTGTATGCGTCCGGCTGCGTGAGCGCCTGGGCGCGCGTCAGCGCGCTGTTGACTGCGCCTTCTGCGTCGCCAGTCGTGTTCAGCATCCGAATGAGATCAGCGCGGGCCGACTCCACGTTGTTGCGCGCGTCGGTCTCGTAGGCTAACGCACGGTCGGCGATCTCCCTCGCCCGCTGGTCGTAGAGCTTCTGGAGCTCGGCCTCCTTCTGCGCCCGGATCGTGCTGTCCAGCGTGCCGGAGCGGGCGAGGGCGTAGGTCAACTCCTCCTTCGCCTTGGCGTACTGATCCTGGAGCTGCGGGTTTGCGTAGTCGAGGTACGACTGGCGCCGGCCTGTGAAAAAGTCATCGTTGAACTGGTTGCCAAAGATGGAGTCGATGCGCTGCGTCCCGGCGCGGATCTTCGCCTGCCGGGCGGCTTCCTCCATCATTGCATATCGTGCCTGTTTGGCCGCAGAATTCTTACCGAGGCCGCCCATCCGTCAGCTCCATTCGCATCGCGTAGCCGACCTGGCGAAAGCCGAAGTGGCGCAAGAAAGCCGCCGTCCGCTCCGACCGAAAGCCGTTATCGTTCCCGCCGTCAATGGCGTCGGCTCCGATCCGTCGACTCCACGCGATCAGCTCTTTCATCAGCAACGCGGCTGCCCGAGTGCCGCGGCGTTCCGGGCGCACATACAATACCCTCTGTGTAACAGAAAATCCATCGCGGTGGTCGTAATAGCATACGTCCGCAACCAGAAAGCCGATCACCTTCCGGTTCTCCTCCGCCACGAAGACCGCCTTGAGCGCCGTGCGGAAAACGAAGTCCAGCGTCTCACGCACCCTGCGCTCGCTGAACGGTTCGCCGGGGCATGTCTCCTCGACGTTCAAGCGTGCCATCTCGACGATGGCGTCGGCGTCCGCCTCAGTTGCGAGCCGCGCGAAAATCATCGGCCACCCATGCATACTGAACAAACGGCTCGCCGTTCCGGCCGTAGCCGCGGAACGGCCCTGCCTCCTTCTCGAGCCCGAGCGCCGTCAGCCAGCGGTGCGCGCCGCGATGGAGCAGCATAGAGACCGTCTCGATGCGATGGACGCCGGATTGCTTCATCGGCTCGAGCACCTTTCGCCGGATGAAGCGTGTCAGCGGCCCCGCGATCGTCGGGAACTCGTCGGTCGCAAAGAACATGAGCGATGCGACGTTCGGGCGGGCCTCGAGCACGGCGCCTATGGCAACGGGGCGATCGTCGACGGACGCGCACAGCGTGAACGGCTGGCCGCCGTACCGCGCTGCCAGCAGGTCAGCCAGGTCTTCCCTCGTCCGTGCGTGGCTGACGGCCGAGAACTCGGCGAAGTCTGTCGCGCGCATGTGCAGAGCGACGTCGCGAACCTGCTCCTCTGTCGCGTACTCGATCCTCATGTGCCCTCGCCGTCACCGCCGTCGTAGTGAATGACGGCCGAGCTCAGTTTCTTCGGGCCGGGCCCCACGCCACGGAAGCGCAGGCTGAAGTGTGTCGACTGGCCGGTTGCAGGGATGCGCTCCCGATTGAGCGTCGTCTCCGTGACGACCGCAACCTTGTCAGTGGCGTCGAGGTCAGTCGGCTGCATGCCGATGCGCACCTCCCACGTGCCGGAGCAGACAACGTCAATCCCGGTCAGCGTCTTCAGTCTCGTCGGCTGGTCCGCATCCAGATACGGGAACCACACTTCGGGCTCGGTTGCGTCGTAGACGAGCGTGTCGCCAAGGCCGCCATAGACGTAGATGTCGTCGCCTGACCGCAAGTAGACCTTGCGGCGGAACACAACCGCGTCCTCGATGTTGAAGCCTGGCGAGTATGTCGTCCATGCGCTGACCTTTGAGCCGGGGAAATACGAGAACACGAAGATCTCGTCCTTGACGATGAGCCAGAACCGGCCGTCGAGCGGCTCGATAAGGCCGATGACGCGCGCCCGCTCGTTATCGGTAAGTGTCCTTACCTTGGCCGTGACGAGGTTGTCGACGGCGACGCCAACGTCCGTCGTGGCGGCCGCGTTTGAGCTGTCGCGCGCCCGGAGCGACCGGACGCCGGACTCGTCAAGGTAGAACAAGTCTGCGTCGCCGAACTGCGTCACCGACAACGGCGCGATGGTGCCCGTGTTCTTGAGCGTCTGCGCCTTCTTGTTGTTCTCGGGGTTGACGTCCATCACCCACGTCATGATCACCCGGTCGCCGAAAATGGCGAGGTAGTTTTGGTACTCGGCGATCGCCCGCAGCTTCTCGAGGCCGGAGACCTGCGACGCCATGTCGATCGCGCCGGCGCCGGCCGCGCCCGTATCAGGAGCGCCGCCGCTGCCCGCGACGAACGGGTCGAAGTCCGTTGGGTTGCCGACGCCAGAGAACGCGACGACTGTGTCGTAGAGCGCGTAGACCTTCGTCTCGTAGGTCATCACGAAGTCGCCAGGCGTGCGGCCGGCCCCGTTGCCTGGCTTCCAGTCCTCGACGACGACCCCGTCATAGAAGTGCATCCGCGTGCCGTCGTCGTATACCGCGACCGCGTAGATCTTGTTCGCGTACAGGTCGCACGAGGCGATGCGGGCCAGCGTCTTGCCTTCGTAGGCGAGCTGCTGGAAACCGATCTCGGGCGGAACGCCGGGGTCGGCCCCGTCGCCAAAGACGTAGAGCTTGTCCGCGCCGGCCGCGAGCCCCCGCGTGCCCGGCGGCAGGCTGTAGACCTTCACGAAGGCTGCGCGCTTCTCGAACTCGCCGCCTCGGTTGATGTGGCCGTCGCGCGCGAGGATGAGCGAGCCGCCCGGCGTGACCTCCGGCAACCGCCTGGTGTCGAGCCCGCCCGTCAGCTCCCGAATCCAGATCGTGCCCACGTCACGACCCCGCTGGCCTGTAATAGGGGACGATATGCCGCCGCGGACTCCGCGCGGCGTTGACTCCGAATACGTTGATCGGCCCGCCCGGCATTAGCCCACCGCGGATGCGCGCGTAGTGCTTCTGCGCCAGTTGGAGGAGGAGCTGCGCCCGGTCCTTGTTGGTGTCGAGCAGGTACTCGCCGGCCGCGTAGAGCACGATCAGCCGGTTGTCGAGGACCGCCCGGTCGTCGTCGTCTACGAGCGGCGGCAACCGCTTGATGCCCGTGACGCGCAGGTAGCCGTCGAGGGTCGACGGGTCCGGCACGTTCTCGGGGATCGGCCACACCTCGATCTGCTCGTCCTCGTAAAGGCGCCAGCGTCGAACCGGCCAGGAGCGCTCGTCAAGGTCGCTGTCGAACTCTGCGTACTGCGCCGCCCCGATGCCGTGGATGAGCGGAATCCACTCGCCGTCCGTCTTGAACTCGATGCGGACGATACGGCTGATGTCGAAGTCCTGATTGAAGTCGTAAAAGCGCTGCCCGGCACCCGCCGGGTACATGCGCTGGATCTCGAGGTGCGGCCAGTAGAAGTCCTCATACAGCCACTGCTGCGTGCGCTGGAGGAGCCCAACCTGCGCGTCGCGCACCTGGTGGTTGTTGGCCGGGTTCGTGGAAAGACGCGCTTCCCGGCGGAAGTCGTCCAGCAGAGAGAGCAGCGTCTTTCCTCGAGCCATGGCCTACCTCGTCAAGCGTAGATGCTAGCCGGCTCGTTGCCGACCGGCGGCATGTCCTCAATCTCGTCGTCGATGGCGACCTCACTCGGCTCGGGAGCGGGCGCGGCCTTCGACTTGCGACCCTTGGGAGGCGCCGACGGGGCAGGGGCCGTCATGCGCGCGATCGCCTTGTAGAAACTGTCGTCGAGCCCAAGCTCGCCGAGCTCCTGCGGCAGGTTGGCGCCGACGCCGGGGAACAGCTCGGCCACCGGCCCCTGGGGGTTCCCGCGCTCGTCGACGTAGCCGTAGATGCCGGTGAGACGCTGGTACTCCTCGCGGCTCGTCCGGCTGACCGTCTCCGCGAGCGGCTCGATGTCGAAAACCGCGTCACTGCCGTGGATGTGGCGGAGAACGACGATCTCGGCCGGTGTGACGCGGTACTTCGGGATGGTGTTGTCCTTGTCGCCTCCGAGGGCGAGCATGATGTTCGCGAGATGCATATGGTTCTCCGGGTTGGAGGGCGCCGGCGTACCGGCGCCCGAGTGCGTCAGGTGGTAAGGATGCCGGAAGTGCGGAGCTCAGCGAGCAGCTCGTTGATCTTCGTCTGAAGCTCCGCGTTGATGTCGTTCTGCGCGGCAATCATCGCGTTGACTTCGCCGATAACCGCGTTGAGCGCAGCGTCCGAATAGGTGTCGCTCGTGTTGACCGTGTCGACAGTCGGGAGCGCCTCAACCTCGCCGTCCGCCGTGCCGGTCGTGTCGCCATCGATGTTCGCAACCGGACCGACCTGCACGAACGTATCAACCGGCGAAGCGAACGCGAGCCCAACCAC